AAGGCGGTGGTACTAAAAAAGTTTGTTTACCATACGCTAAATACAAAAGCATGAGTAAAGCTGAAAGGCAAAAAGTAATACGTGCTAAACGTACAGCTGCTGCTCAAGGAAAATATAAGAGATCAAGTAAGTCTAATGTAAAAGGTGCTCGTAAAAAAGGCGCTACACTTAGAGACTGGTTTCAAAAAGAACGCTGGGTTAATATTGCTACAGGTAAACCTTGCGGAGAATAAGTAATATATACTATATAGGTATAAAAAATAAAAAAACAATCAAATGAAAAAAGCAATTTTAATTATATTATTATCATTATCTTTAACTATAACGGCTCAAGAAAAAGAGCAAAAATGCGTGACAGTTAAAGTAGAACAAGTAGAGAATCACAAAGTTAAAGTAACTAAAATTGATTCTTGCGAAAGAGTAGTTAGTATTAAAGTTTATCTTAAAAAAGAGTGGGACGCTATTCAAAGAAAAAGAAAACTACGTAAAAATAGAAAATAAAACCGGCCCGGGTAAGGGCATAAACCAAATGTTAAATTTAAAACCAAAACCAAATGACATTTTTTTATTCGACTAAAACGTGGAATAGTCAACCACAAATTTCCAAAGAAACCGTAGAAGTTTGGAAGCATTTAGCTGACAAATCAAGCTGGAGAATAACTCAGCTGCCAAATGGTTTTTACCAAACCGAGTACCAACATCCAAAAGAAGAAGATACTTGGATTGATGTAACCAGAAGAGAAACAGTTGAAGGAGCAGAGGCTGCTATTGACGGATCAGTAGATCACTACGCTAAAAAAGTAGAGTTTCTTAATGGCCCAAAAGTTGTTAAAACTTTTAAATAACATTAACTAAATTAAATTAAATTAAATGCAAAATCCACAAGACATTGTGAAGACTTTAAGCTTTGGCAGTGATGCTAAGGATAAAGTTTTTACTGGGATAGATAAATTAACACAAGCTGTTAGCTCCACACTAGGAGCTAGCGGTAAGTGTGTTATCTTAGAAGACTTCATGGGAAGACCTATGATTACAAAAGACGGTGTAACCGTGGCTAATTCTGTTAATTTAAGAGATCCTGTAGAAAACATAGGGGCTACATTAATTAAAGAAGCAGCTAGAAAAACTGTAAGCGAAGCAGGTGATGGAACAACAACTGCTACTGTTTTAGCTCATAGTTTGTTAAAAGAAGCTAATAG